CGCTTTGTTCCACCCTTCGTTCCACCCTTCGTTCCACCCAACCTAGAAGGTATCAACCTAATGGCTTCCGGCACAACAATCGGCAATGCTCTGGCACAGGCTTCCGCAGCTGCTACCAATGCTGGTATCACTGGTTCAGCGCAGACGACGTTGCTGGCATCGCTCGGCAGCATCTTTAGTGGCTTGTTCACGAGTGCCAATCCGAACAAGGCCACGGAACAGGCCATCGTCGCGGAGATTATGGCGAACGCGGGTAATGTCCCGTCAGAAACTGGTCTGTTGGCACAGCTTTCCGTCGAACTGGGCCTCCCGCCCGCAGCCCAGCGCATCGTGGCGGACATGCAGCAAAACCTCCTCACGCTGAAGCCCAGTGACGTTGAGCAGATGGGCAATATGATCGATGAGATCATCGCGCGAGGAAGCTAGTCTCTATGGCAACGTCTCTCAGCAAGGACCAGATCGCCGCGATCAATACCCAGGTCGCGGCGGCAACCATCAAGCTCAATGCGTTCATCGAGAACGATGCGGGTATGTTCGCAGGCGCGGTGGAGCGCGACATCGCGACCGCCAAAGGCAAGCAACTCATCTTGGATATCATTGAAAATACCTACATATCCGGATGGGATGATGGTGCAAAGGCCGCCGCAGCGGCAGGCAAGCTTTCTCCAGAAAAACTATCTTTAGGAAAACCAACATGACAACTACCCCAACCGCCCCCCCAGTCGGAACCACCTCGGTCGTTTCGAAGATCGAAGACGCCGCTACCACAGTCCTCACGACCGTAACGGCGGCCCTCCCCGAGCTTGAGGCCCTGGCGAATATCCCGGCCCTTAGCGCGCTTGCCGGCCCGGAAATCGCCCTGGTCCTGAAGGCTTTTGGTTTCGTGGCGCCTTACTTCCTGCAAGCGGTAGCGGCGCTCAAGGCAAACAACGGTGGTAATCTGTTCCAGGCGATTCTTAGTGCCGTGGAGCACATGAGCCCGGATCAGCCGAACAACCCGCTACTGAACGGGAATACAACCGCAAAGACACCCCCAACATGATCGGTACTCTTGTCGGACTCATCGTCCTTTGTATGGTTGTCGAGTTTCTCTTTTGGGCCGGGTCACAGCTTATGGTTTTGGTTCCAGTAGCGGAACCGTTTTCAACCTTTATCCGGATCCTTTGGGCAGGGATCATTCTCTGCATTGTGATCTATGCGATCGATATGCTGTTGGGGATGGCCGGCGTAGCTGTTCCCAATATCGGCATTGGACACGGGAATCTTGTCCGATGAGCTAGCAGAGGCGCTGGAAAAGGCCGCCAACGAGGCGATGATGGCGGATGAAGTCGCGTGGGCGATGCTGATGCACAGAGCGGCGGGAGAGATAATAAGGCTCCGCGCCGCGCTGGGACCAAGGGGCGTACCACAAGAGATAACAAGAGGGAAACCAACACCACGCGAGGTTCCCCCGTGAACTCCCCGCCGACTTTGATAGCAGCCGGTTCGTTTTTATTACTAGCATTCGGTTCTGTGTGGACCATTATGCAATCAGAGTTCTCCAACGTGGATAAAACTAGCACATTGATACGTTCCGAGGTTATCGCACTGGCCGATGAGGTGAAAGCCAGAATTGCAGACATTCACGGTGAACTAAGGCACGATTATATAAAAAGCCCAGAGTTTACTCAATCCCAGAAAAATATAGATATCCTTATTGATCGGATCAAGGTGCTGGAGAGTCATGTCCAAAAAACCGCCAGGGATCCTGTAGAAGCAGCCACAATGGCTGCGGCCCTGACAGCCCTCAACAAGCAGATCGACTTGCTCCAGGCACAGATTGCTGATATAAATAGGCAGATCGCTGCCGCATTGATCATCATCGACAACAATGCAACAGTGCGGCGTTCCCCGTTGCTGCCACCTTGAGGAAACTCGATGACCACTGAAAAGCTTGGTGATACTGTCAGCAAATGGTGGCCTGTAATTTTAGCAACGACGCTGGCTATCATAGGTGGGGCCGTTGCCTGGGGTATAACAACTGCTCAGATAATTTCGTTGGCTTCAGGCCAGACGCGCATTGAAGCGAACCAGGAAGCCGGCCACACCGTTATTATCGCATTATCAGCCAAGGTTGTCGAGTATCAAGTAAAGGTGGATCAGCTTTATAATGGCCTGATGACTCTGCAGAACATCGTTGAGCGCCTAGATACACGTCAACAAGGCCAGATAGAGCGCTTGGAACAGCGCCAGCGCGACACGGAAAATAAGCTGAATATCCTCATCGGTAGAAAAGCTGCCCCTTTTATTGGCGGAACTAGCCCGTGAGCGAGGACTTTCCCTTTGCGTCGGCGTGGCCGCTGCGGGCACATAAAGTCGGGTACATAAAGGCGGGTATATAAAGTGAGCAACAGCTTCAAAAGCACGAAATGGCCTATAGCGATCGCGCTTTTTCTGGGCGCTACAGGAGTCGTTTGCATGCTTATAGTATTTTACGAGCTACTGAAAGCCGCTGCGGCTTTTATGGCATCGGTATCGTAATTATAAGCTGAAGTCGGGGAATAACGTGGTCGATAACGACATAGACGATAACGACACAGGTGATGCTGATACAAACGATATCACCCCGATCCCGCCTATAGATCCGGCCCTAATGGATCGCATCCTGCGAGGTCGGGAGAAAGAACCCTGGCCTCCCGCAAACTATGTGGAGGAGTTCGCGCGCCGGCAGAAGCGCCTCCTTCGCATACGCTCGGATCCGGCCCTGCTTGTGGGCGCGAAAGAATACTACCGAAACAACCCTCTAGATTTTTTGTCGCACTGGGGGACTGTGTCCGAGCCTCGCGCGGCGGGCGGCACCGATCAGGATCTTACGAAGATTCCTTTCGTGCCTTTCCGCAGGCAGAGAGAGTTCATACAGTTTTTGTATGAACTCTTGCAGTCTCAAGAATCAGGCCTTGTCGAGAAATCCCGCGACATGGGAGCAACATGGGTCTGTTGTTTATTTTCTGTTTGGGTCTTCTTGTTCTGGCCCGGTGCCGCCATTGGCTGGGGTAGTCGCGATGCCGACCTTGTGGATAAGCGAGGCGATCCTAGCTCTATCTTGGAGAAGATAAGGATCGTTCTTCGAAACATTCCTCGTGAATTTCTTCCCAGGGGGTTTTCCGCACGAGAACATCTATCATATATGAGAATTTCAAACCCGGAATCCGAAGCGGTTATAACGGGGGATGCGGGTGAGAATATCGGGCGCGGCGGTAGGTCGTTAGTGTTTTTCAAAGATGAAGCGGAACCACTTACCTCCAAGATACTAACCCCCACAGGTTTTCAGACCATGGCGGATATGGTCGTGGGATCCCGAGTCATTGGAGCGAATGGGAGGCCGTGTCGCGTTACACAGGTTAAAGATTGTGGTGTCTACGATGTCTATAGGATCACATTTAGCGACAGCACCTCTGTAGAATGCAGTCCTGGGCATTTATGGACAGTAGAAGATGTTTACAGCACGCGTAAAATATTAACGTTATCGACAGCCCAACTTGCAGAAAATTATCGTATGGAGTATAAATGTGGACAAGTAATGTATAGGTATCGTGTACCACTATGCTCTACTGTGTTATTTGATAAAACTAATGTAGAGTTGCCACTAGATCCCTATCTATTGGGGGTTTTACTAGGAGACGGTTCTGTAAAGAATCGTCATTATTTAGCGGTATCAACATCTGATTATGAAATTTTAGAGGCTTTTCAAAAACTACTTCCTGTAGGTATGAAAGTTGGAGGCATTCAAGCACGTAGCGAGCCCTCCTCTAGTCTACGTGGGGGGAAAGCCCTAATAAAGGGTTTCCAAATAATAAACGAAGTACCTCCAGGACCTAAACGTGGAGTAGCTGGACTTATTGTTGAATCGGCAGGTATTCTTGGACTTAGTGCACACGATAAGCATGTTCCTAATGCCTATAAATTTGCGTCATCAGAAGATCGTTTGCGTGTATTGCAGGGTCTAATGGACACAGATGGTACACATACTGGAATGTTTGACACGACTTCGCGCCAGTTGGCAGAGGATGTGCAATTTTTGGCGCAATCTCTTGGTGGTTGGGGAACTTTTCGTGCAAGGCCTTTGAATAAGTGCGGTAACGCTTCTTATCGTGTATTTATAAAACTACCCGATGGTATGGCGCCGTTTAGGTTAAAAAGAAAACTGGATAGATACACAAAAACTGATCGACCGAGAAAAAGCATAATTGACATATCCTTTGTGGATAGGCGACCTGTCCGGTGCATATCTGTAGACGCTCCAGACGGACTATATCTTACAGATCACTGCATCGTTACCCATAATTCTGCTCACTATAAATATGCCGAAATGGTGGAAGCCGCCTTGTCTGATAACGCCCTCATTCAGGTAGATATTTCTTCAGTCGGCGCCCCAGGAAACGTGTTCCATCGCCGTCGCGAGTCGGGCGTCGATTGGACTCCCGAGCGCAGGGAATATCCAAAGAGTCAGGTGCGTGTCTTCGTTATGGACTGGAGCGACCATCCCGCCAAGACACAGGAATGGTATGAAGGACGCAAAAAGAAGGCTACAGAGGAAGGCCTTCTTCATGTGTTCGCCCAGGAAATCGATCGGGACTATTCTGCGTCTATCGAAGGCGTGGTCATCAACAGCGAATGGGTGCGCAGCGCGGTAGACGCTCATCTAAAGTTGGGATTTGATGACTCTGGAGGCTGGATCGCAGGCCTCGATGTCGCTGACGAAGGGGGTGACACGACGGCCCTGGCGATCCGCAAGGGTGTGATCCTGCGGGAGGTCCGGGAATGGGGCGACCGCGATACAGGCGTCTCTACACGCACCGCTGTAGCCGCCCTTCGGGATAAGTGCCCCGTGGACCTGCAGTATGACTCTGTCGGGATGGGGGCAGGCATCAAGGCTGAGGGCAACCGCCTTTTCCTGGAGAAAAAGATCCCAAGGGGGCTTCGCTTCGTTCCCTGGAACGCTGGCGCTCAGGTCCTCTTCAAGGACCGGCGTGTCGTGCCGGGGGACAAGAACTCGCCCAAGAACGGAGACTTTTATCTGAACCTCAAGGCACAAGCCTGGTGGAATCTGGCCCGGCGCTTCGAGCGAACGTACCGTGCCTTGAATGATCCCGGATTCACGTTCGACGTGGACGATCTTATCTCTTTACCTTCAAGTCTTCCGTTGATCCAGAAAATCATCAAGGAGCTTTCCCAGCCTACGGCCTCCTACAACAGTCGCATGAAGTTGGTCATAGACAAGCGCCCGGACGGCATGCGCTCGCCGAATTTGGCGGATGCGATCGTGATGGCCTACTGGCCGATCACGGCAGGGAAGCCGATGAAGATCACCCCTGAAATTCTGGCTCGGGCAGCTGTGCCGATGCGAAGAAACCCCTTCCCGGCAGCGTTCTCTACGAATTATGGTGGGAGGCGTCGTTGAGGAGGATGTGGTTGTGGGACGGAAGCATCTGCGTAAACGATTCGACATGACGGCTTTCACAGAGGAGTTCGATCCAGTCAAGGTAACTGTCCGCGTAGAGGAAGATGGTACAACCATCTGGGTTACGGGATCCGAACAGCCGGTGCTTATTGATCATGGTCAAGTCGCAGAAATTACGGTATACCGTGCTGTCTCCACTCGCGTGGATCTGTTCAAAACCGAGGCCGAAAAATGAGCTACATGTGCGAGTGTAACACATGCCTTGCGGCCCGATCGCGCCAGCGATTTGCTGGGGACGTGAAGATGGCAACGGATCCGCTGCAGTCGGGCAAATCACAGAAAACGATCAGTAAGAACATCAAGACTGAAAAAAATGCGGGAAAGCCCCAAAGACAAGCTGTAGCGATCGCCCTTTCCAAGTCCCGCGAGGGCAAAGACAAAGACGTTTTTTCCAAGGAAACCGGCGTAGAAAAAAAGAAGCATAAATTAGGCGAGGCTGAAGGCGGCGAATACGAGGTCGAGTCGATCCGCCAGAAGGTGCGCCGCAGTAAGCGTACGGGACGCTTCGGATCGCGCCCGTCCGTGAAGGCCGGCGGCCGTGACGGCTTCAAGGAAGGCGGCGAAGTTGAAGAACCCATGACGGCCAAATATCGTGCCTGATCCAGCTAAAGTACCTCCGGAGAAGAGCCAGGTTGACTGGCAGGCAGCACTGTTGCGTGCCCAAACGGTCGCGCGTCAATCACATCTTCGTGTAAACCCCTTTGCGGCAAAGCGGGAAGCGCACCCTCCGGGCATCACCAAACCCTCGGGCATTGCTTCGGACGAGAGCATAAAAGCTGTCTCCGGATGGGCCAAAGACGACTGGAACCAGCTTGCCGGCACTGGCCTGGCAATATCCAGCATCTTTGCGGAAGGTCTGGAATTTCCAGGATACCCCTTCCTTTCTGCCTTGGCACAGCGTCCCGAGTATCGTGCGATGGTGGAGATAACCGCCACGCAGATGACGCGTAAATGGATACAACTTCGTTCTACAGATGGCGAGGACGAGGAGAAGGCCGAAAAGATTTCTGAGTTAGAAAAGGAATTGGAGCGAATCCAAGTCCGCGATTGTTTTCGGCAAGCGGCCATGCTGGATGGCTATTTCGGAAGATCCCACCTATACATCGATACTGGCGATACCAATAATCCAGATGAATTGAAAACACCGCTCGGTAATGGCCGGGATCGGATGTCGCGCCAACGCTTTAAGCGGGGTAAAAAGAAACTCCTGAAACTAAAAGTCGTTGAGCCGGTGTGGTGTTATCCCACCAGTTATAACGCGAGCGATCCGCTATCTGATAATTGGTACACGCCCGAGACATGGTTCGTCATGGGCAAGGAGATTCATGCGTCCCGGCTTCTTAAGTTTTCGATGCGGGAAGTCCCCGATCTTTTGAAGCCTGCTTATTCGTTTGGCGGTATCTCTCTTTCGCAACTGGCGAAGCCATACGTAGATAATTGGATTCGTACTCGCCAATCCGTGGCGGATATCGTCCACGCATTCAGCGTGTTCGTATTATCCTCCAATATCGCTGAAACGCTTCAGCCGGGAGGTGAGCAGCTTTTCGAGCGCGCCGATCTATTTAATCTGATGCGCGACAATCGTGGCCTGATGTTGATCGATAAAGATTCTGAGCTATTTCAGAACGTGTCGGCGCCGCTTGGTAGTCTTGATGCGTTGCAGGCACAGACTCAAGAGCATCTTTCAACTGTGTGCAGGGTACCTCTCATCTTTCTCACAGGCATCACCCCATCTGGCTTGAACGCCTCCAGCGAAGGCGAAATTCATGTTTTCTACGATTGGATCGAGGCTTGCCAAGAAGTATTATTCCGGCCAAATCTGACAAAAATCGTTCATTTTGCGATGTTGAACATTTGGGGAGAAGTTGACGAAACGATTGTATTCAACTTTGCACCGCTTTGGAGTTTGGACGAGGTTGCTTCGGCAAATAGACGCAAGCTCGATGCAGATGCCGATGTGCATTTGCTCGATGCCGGTGTATTGTCGCCATTGGAGATCCGGAAGCGGATTGCTGCGGATCGGGATTCGCCATATACATCGATCGATGTTGATGATGTTCCGGAACTCCTTGTCGAAGAATCAGAGGGTCTGGAGCCGGAAGGTGGGCGCCCAGACCCTCTGGCTATAAAAGGTGCCCTAGAAAATGGATCCACAGAGAAGGGATCCACAGAAAAGGGTTCTATACAAACTAAGGAGAAGCAGCCTGCGCATACCCCTGAAAAAGATAACTCGGAAAACAACTCGTAAGAAGTTCGAACGTGTTTTGCGCCCTATTCATCCGAGCGTGGCGATAGAAATGGAACTGCGCAAGCGGGTGTTGTCCCTTTTCGATGAAATGCATCGAAGCACGCTCTATTGGGTAGAGTTTTCTTATCGAACCGATCCACCCGAGACCTGGTCCATAGATACTCGTTCTGCAGAGGCCCGTTTTGCAGAGGTCTATTTTGCAAAAGACCGTGCGCCAAGAGAGACTTTGGATAAATTATCCAAGCGTTGGACCAAAAAGTTCTATGTCCTTGCCGGGGACATTTCGCGCTGGTACGCTGGATCTGTTCGCACAAGGGTGGACGGTGCCTTGACAAGAATCTTGGGTGGTGCAGGAATTTATGCTAAGTTCCGGGCGACTTCGGTAGTTCGAGAGTGTTTGTCTGCTACGGCATCCGCGATAGAGACGCTGGTACGGGCGATTCCGCAGACGTATTTCGACAAGGTTCGGGGGGTTGTGGACCGGTCAATTCAAATAGGGTCACGTGGTATTTCGCGTGTTGCTGAAGAAATGCGTGCCACGACCAAGACCTTGCGCCGACACGTGGCCCTGTGGGTACGGGATCAAAACTCCAGGGCTACTTCTGCTTTGGTGCGGGTGCGGCACGAAGAGATTGGGGTAAAAGAAGCTGTGTGGGTACATTCGGGGCTAGGAGAAAAACCACGGCCGACACATGTTGCAAATAGTGGTAACCGCTATGATGTACTGCGCGGCTGGCTTGACCCTGCAGAGAAACGGTACATTCACCCTGGGGAATTGCCCAATTGTCGTTGCGTAGGAAGGCCAGTGATCACCAACGCAGTGTAAAGCACAGCGTACGGCGAGGAATCGAAAGAGGGAAAACTATGGAAAAGTCGTCCGAAAAGTCGCTCAAGTTAAATGGCCATGAAGATCCGATGGTGGAGCTTGGCCCAACACAGGTTGCACCTGTTGCACAAGCCGCACCACCTATCGATGCCGTTGCCGCACAGACTGCTGCGCTCAAGGCCGTGGATGAGTTTGTGGGCGGCGTAATCTCCGTCGTGGTCAACGGCCTCGTTAATTCTTCCGGAGCAATTCCTGGGGAGATTATTTTACGATCTGTTTGCCGGAATCTGGGCGGAATGCTGGGGCAGATGTATCGTGGCGAAGAAGTAGCGGTTTTGCGCTTCAGGAAGGAATGCAAGGATGAATTTGTCCGGACTATGAAGAGTATTCCGGTTACAGACGTGCCGAAGCCGGCACCGATCGAAGGGGCGTCTTTATCAGCAATGTCAGTTGGTAGACAAAATCCCCAATAGACAAAAATCCCCAACAGGGGAAGAGACGACCGTACCCGAGATGTCCCCGCCTCTTGGGTATGGTCTAGCGCTCCACACTGGGGTGATGGCTTA